TCGCTTGACGAATAACTGTATACTTTTTCTTTTTAAACATCTTTAGCCATTTCTTTTGGTAATGCTTGTATGTTCCAATGTATAAATCTAAAAGGTTCTTTACCAAAGTCTACTGCAAATTCGTGTTCTAAAAACCCTGGAAATATAATTAAAGTTCCAGGTGTAGGTTTAAAATGTATAAGTTCTGAACCTGGCCATACACCTTTTATATCCGGTTTCATTTTTAATTTTGTAGCTCTTGCACCTGTTCTTGGTTCGTGAAAAACTGGATATGATGTTTTATCACTACACTTTAAAAAGTAAAATCCCGATACGTGTTGGTTCCAATGTATATGTGCAGAGTGATGACCACCACCTTTTTTAGCAAACTCCTGTACCCACATTTCACTAAACATAGTTGTGTAT